GATGCGACTGCTAACCCCTTGAATTTAAGGATTTCTACTGCGCTGCTACCATGCTTTGGGGCAGTGATGGGGCATAGCGGGAAAGTGCCTGGTTGAGCAGAGAAACCTGTTCTGCGCTCTTCTCTGACATCCACTTTCCATACACCTTGTAAACCATCTGTGCATCGGTATGCCCCATCTGCGTTGCTATAAAGTTTGGGTTAGCACCAGCTGATAATGACCAGCATGCATAGGTATGTCGTGACTGATACGCGTTACGGTAACGAATGCCGGCACGCTTGATTATCGGGGCCCAAATTTTATTAATGGAATTAACCGCGTAGTGATATCCTGTGCGAGGTCCACGTTTGACGCATTGAGGGCTGAATACGAACGTGCAGGGCTGAATGACAGATTGTCCATATTCCCGCAACTTCACTTCAACCTCAAACTGCCGGCCAAGGCGTGTCAACTGGGCCTGATTCCTCAGGGCATCAATAGCTGGTTGAATGAGATATATCACCCTGTCAGTACCTGCGTCGGTTTTTGGCAGGGTGAACTCATCCGTCTGGGTAAGGTTGCGCTTCACAATGATCGTCCCGGCATGCAGATCGATATCTTCCCAGGCCAGACCGCACAACTCCCCATGCCTCATTCCGGTATAGACTGCCAGTGACCAGAGATTTCTCATCTGCTGGTGGCCGCATGCCTGGATAAACCTGATGAACTCGTCTGTCGTGAGTGGATCTGGTTCCCCTTTCGCTTTCTTGAGACGGTTAATTCCGCTAAACGGGTTTTCCTTTGCATAGCCGTTATCTGTTCCAAACTGGAAGATCTCGGCCATCAGCATCATGTAATTATTCACTGTGGACGATTTCCGGCCTTTAACCTGAGTCCGGTGATCCTTCTTCATTACCTGAAAGCCCGTCAGCAACTCCTTCCTGACATACAGCAAATCCTCAGTAGTCACCGCAGAAACCATTTTGTTTTCGCCGATGAGTGGAAGCATGTTTTTTATGATAGATTCGTACCTACTCATGGTATTAGAGCTGATCTCCATTCTCTTCAGCTCGGACCATCTTTCGGTAAGCTCCAGCACAGTAATTTCCTTTCTATCCTGACCGAACCGGGCAAGGTTCGGTGAGTTTGGGAATTTTTCCACATAGTTAAAATTCCCCATCCTTATCGCAAAACAAACCGAAGAACGCAGTTCGCCAGCTATCTTGCGATTTTTTGCAGTGTCAGGGATACCAAGGTTTTCCCTGACACGTTTACCTTTATACAGAAACCAGATGCGGAGCGAACCGCCGTGGTTTTCGACGCCTGTCGGGTATGATGCATTAGCCATTAATCCCTCCTGACGTCCAGGAGCATTGACGAGTGTACTGCTTTTCATGTTGTCTTCGCACCTGGTTGATTTTTTTTCTGCGCCTCGATCCACTGATCAACGGCTTCTCTGTTGTATATGCATTCGCTCGAAGGCTTCGGATTTCCGTCTGGTGAAATGTGCAGGTACTCGCGGCCCAGCATCCAGGATTCTTTTCTGGCGCGGGTAATGGTTCCGGGCTTAAGCCCGGTAACCGCAATCAGAACTTTTTCGCTAACCCACTTGTTTGGCGTCAGTTGGATAATGTTGCTCATCGTTTTCTCCAGTGGCCCCGTAGCGGGCCATCGCTAATATTCAGTTTGCCTGTGCTGGCAGATTTCTCAGTTTCCGGACACCGATCATTGCGGTGGCTACGTAGCTAGTGGCCCGGTTAACTACTTCGACAGGAACCTTTACGCCATCCACTACAACGGTGTAATTGGTAACGTGCTTTTGTCTGCCGTAATCGCCGAACTTCTCATGATGCGCTGCCAGTGCAACATCACATGCGCGACGGCCCAATGGCGATTGCTTACTGCGATTTATAAGGCGCATAAAACTTCCTCAGGCGGGAGGGCGTAACCCCTCCCGATGCAATTAGCCGATGTATTCCGGTTTCATATCGTCCAGGGTGACGCGGTACTTATCGTGCAGTTCGTCGCCAAGATGACGTTTAGCAGCGCCAAGCGTGCTTTCAGCTTTAGCAAACATCTCTGCGGCTTCCGGTTCGCCAGGGTTTGGAATTGAGTTGATCACTGCCTCGACTTTGTTCTGTGCATCGACCTGGTAATAGCGCTTCACTGCTTTGTTTTTTAATTCGGTGAACAGCGCAGTCCCCAGCAACGCTTTCTGTGATTCGATATCCGCACGGATTGCTTTTGCCTGATCAACGGAACTTGCTGTATCAATGCGTTCGCGAAGATCGTCGGCAACAGCATCAACGTTAGCTGCCGACTCCTGCGCGCTGGTCCTGGTGCTAACCTCGCTGGTGATTTCCTGTACGCTCATGCGCTGGACTGGAGCAGGGTTAATCTCGCGTTCTTCTCGTTGCTCAACCTCATCAGGGCTGTACACGCCGAGGATCACTTCCGGGCAGTACAGGCGAGCCCAATATTTAACGCCCAGATAGGCAATTTGCTGTTTAGGGTTTGAAACCCATAGCGGAGAATTGCGGGTAACAACGCCGGAGAGGTAAAGAGGTTCTCCCCAGGTGATTTCAGATTCACCCCGCAGAATGGCACCAACCTGAACGAACAGGCCGATCTCGTCCTCATCCGTCCAGCCACGAACGCGCTCAGTGACGGTGTACTTCCCATTTTTACCGTTTTTATCGCGTGTGATTTCCTGTGTCCTGGTGCAGCGCTCCCAGTCACCCCCATAGCGGTAATGAAAACGGCCATGAATGGCACTGGAGCTTGCGATTACTGCGTTGACCAGTTGTGCCTCGTAACCAAGAACACCGTTAACCAGGTGTGTTTTCTGAGCCACAGCGTAAGGGTTCATGCCCCATTGCATAGCCTGCATGACGATAGCCATACAGTCGGCTGGTTTCCCTGCAAGGTGTGCCGGTACCGTCACCTGTGAGTCTGCCATCAGGTTAGCGAAAGCTGTTAACTGACCCAGTGCCTGAACGTTAAAAATTGCGTTACTGGCAGAAATGGTGTTTGGTGCCTGCTGCTCAGTGGTAACAATATTTGTGTTTTCCATGATTTTCCCCTTATGCCTGTACGCGCAACGCTTCAAGGCGGCGCATATCAAAATCGTTCAGTTCGTCGGTGTAGTCTTCTGTGATAGGCGCTGGCCATTCACCAGTGTCGAAGCCGTTTGCTATCGCTCGCATTGTTTTGCGGTATTCCAGCATGCCAAGTTCCAGCAACTCGGTAGACGCCTCAATGATGGCGACCCAGTGGTAGTTCTCGTCTTTGTTGACGAAAATCCAGAAAAACTGGTCCAGCGCCGCAGTTTCGCAGTACATGGCCGCGCTCAGGTGATAGTCCCGATCGATGATTTCACGGTGCAACTTCGCACGCAGGCCTTCCTGCTTGATGTTCCACATGCTGATAGTTTTCAGGTCGGCGCCAATGCGCAGGCCGCCCATATCGAGCTCAAGGTCAGGGCGTACCCGAACTTCCAACCCGGTTTCCTCATCAATCCCAAAATAGCTCACCTCGACAGCGCGGCTTGGGTGAGTCAGCAATTTGCCGGCGGTCGGGTGCTCCAGCAGGGCTTTCTGAATGTTCAGCGCGGTGCTGAGCTGTTGGCGGGTGACCAGCACTTTCCCTTCGGTGTTCTCCCGCCACGCATCCAGCAATTCGTCGGCGAATACCGCTGCCGGGTTGACTGATTTCACGGTCTGAATCAGATCGGCCTTCGTGCCAGAGACTTTCAACGGCGACGATTTTTGCGCTTCCTGAGCGACCAGGTCAGGGTTGATTATTGCCAGTTGCTCCAGCAGCGCGTCACGGCTGCCGCTGGTTTTAACCGGCGGGGGCAGGGTGGCGTTGTACTCTTTGATGCAGGCTTTCATCGCCGTGGCTGTATGTTTGGTGCCGTTTTCAATGAGCTGGAATTCTTCGGGAAGCTGCTCATACGATGCATAGGTTTCATCTACCGAAGCTCCAAGCGGCATCTGCGAGGGCAGGGTGGCGTTGTACTCTTCCAGCAGCGCTTTGATATCATCAGCACTCAGCAGCGCTGGCAGGCTGGCGTTGTGCGCGTCGATGAACTCGCGCAGGGTGGCGGTGGTGGTGAAAGCACCCTCAGGGATCTCCGGCTCTACGCTGAACTCCGCTTCGAGGTTTTCCGGCTGTAGAGCCAGAGCATGTACCAGGTTGCCCATATCAAGCACTGGAGAGCGCTCTTTGACGATAGTCTTCTCTACGTGACGCGCGTTAAAGTACATCAGCGACACGCGAGCATCTTTCACCTGAGTTGAGCTGATCCCGTTGGCGGCGTGGTAAACCTCGTTTGGTACACCTTCATAGCGGCCCGGCTCGAAGTATTCCGGCCAGGCTGCTTCTGGCTCTTCTTGTTGCGATTCCGGTACGTTTTGTTGCGCCTCAGGTTCAGATTGGCTCACAGAATCGTTGTTCTGGTGCGTCTCAGCCTGATTCTGGTTCTCTACGGTAACTGCTTCTTTACCAGTACCCAGATCGCCTTCGCCTGCCTGCACCGCATCACCAGCCTGTTTTTCATCACTGTCAGCTTTTTGAACCTGCACATTGCTGGTGGTCTCCGGATTCGTTTCTGTGCCATGAGTTGATGAGTTCTGCATTAAAGCGGACACGTCGAAAATACCGTTGCCAACATTTTTAACCAGTTCAGGTTCGGTGGTCGGCTGGCTTGTCTCGGTTTTCACCCATTTTGGGTCGTTCGGGTCGCTGATGCCTTCCACATATTCACCGCGCGCGGCGGCAAGCTGTCGGTTGGCTTCTTCTACCGCGTCTTTTTCCGGAGTGTGTCGGGCAGCCGTGAGAGCTTCCTCGGTGGGGTTCTCGTGATCAGTCTCCGTTAAGTTGGCGTTGATATACCCCTGAAGGCGTCCGGGGTAGTGATAAAACTCAGGGTGTGCGCTTCGGATCAGCGCGAAAATAGCGGCGCGGGAATAATCCAGGATACCGGGCGTTGCGCGAAGTACTGCGGACCATTCTTTGAACGGACTTTCCTTTTTCTTTACGATTTCTTTTGCGCGACGGTAAACGCTGCCAGGTAGCTCATAGATATTAAAGTCCATAGGCAAAGTGGCCATTGCAATCTCTACATCCAGAGTATCGAGAGTGTGTTCGTAATCAGGGTTACGGTCAGTCTTATTGCCACCGCCAGCGTTGGCGCCGCTTTCAGTGCGCTGAATAGCCGATACACGGTTGCCTTTCGCCCACTCCTTAACGAGCAAACCGCGATCGATATTCTCCGTCTCGAACCATGTTTTAAGGAACTGGATAACAGTCGCCAGTTCAGGAGTTTTTCCATCGACAGGGAATACTTTTTTAACGGCATTCACTATTTTGTGAATGTCATGTTCAATGGCTTTCTTGAACGCTTCAACATTCTCGGCGGCAAGCAGCAGGTTCTGGACATATGAATTATCGGTGTCCATTTCGAGACGCAGAATTTCTTTTTTCTGGGAGGCGTCGACGTGATAAAGATACTCACCTTCACCTATGTACTGAGCAAGAACGCGGTGACGGAGAGGCATAGTTGCGACAACAGTCAGCTCGGGGGCTGGGGCTGTTGCCTGGTCAGGGCTGTTGCTTTCGTTACCAAAATTTTCGGTGTGGTCTTCCAGCACTTCGCCTGTTTCGGTATCAACACCGTCAACGATGTGCTGGCGGGCCACGGCGGCGGCTTCAGATGATGGCAGGGTGACGCCGGGGATTTGTTCCCAAGTCATGCCATCTTCACCGAGGCGATAATAATTAGTGAAGGTAAAACTTATTTCACCTTCCGGCGGCAGCTCGTTGACTACCGGAAAATTGGTGCGGATCGGCCTTGCATAATCCTTACCGCGGCCGGTTTCAATTTCAGCATCTTCCAGAACGACATCCAGCATAAGGTTGGCGCGCGCTTCTGATTTTGCAGTGAACCAGACCGTCGCATCTTGCTTTCCGGATTTCTGCGTAGCTTTTACTACATAGAAAAATTCCATGTGAGATCCTCTTTTTTAGATGTAAGATCCCCGGGCCAGAGATAGCGCCCATTGGGTGAACTTTGGTTTTTTGTGTAGTTTTCCGGTGGAACTTTGGTCGGTGTCACCGGACGTATGGGCCGCCTTGCGCGGCTTTTACGTTAACTTTCGTGCGCCATCTGGTCGTATGAGGCACAACGTACAGAGCAGTAATCGCGCTCTTCATGTGTCAGCTGCGCGCCGCGAATCAGCGTCAGCTCGTTTTTTACTTCTTTGCCTTGCTCAATCGTCTTTCCACACAGGTGGTAAGCGCATGTCTTTTGGTTATGCATCCGGATCTCCTTTCTGCGCCAGCAGGTAGCAGAGGCGGCGGATTAAAACCTCAATCCGGTTGAGCGGGACGGCCTGCTGTCGAGCTGGTTTACGTGCGAAATCAATCATTCTCACCCTCGTTTGCCTTATCGCCGGCCAGCGGAACGTTTATCACCTGCTGCGCGTTAACCTTGCCATCTCATCCCGGTCTTCGTATGCCCCGGGCGGCTACTTCGTGGGCGTCCTGCCTTGATGACTCGTTGCTGCGTTTGATAGGTTAAGTATTATCGATTCAATCGATACATGTCAATTAAATTTGATGATTAATTTTACAGGGAAGATTATGAAAGCGAGATGTGGCTGAATTAAAGACATAAAAAAACCGCCAGTTCAGGCGGTTAGTAGTTTTAAAACTGGTTTAGCGAGAAGGAGGTTCGATTTTTCTGCGTCTTTGATATTCCGCCATGAAATCGTCCAGTTCTTGAAGTCTGGTGCCAGCCAGTTCAATAAAACGGTCTTGTTCAACAGTTGGTAGCTGATCAAATATTTCTAAGAGTCGCTTTTGTCGGTCATTGAGATCTGTAAGGCCACCTTGCGTTAGACGTTCAGGCACATCCGATTCCTCATCATCCTCCATGAAGAACCAATACAACGGCTTACCCGTGGCCTTAGGTAACAACTCTAAGATATCTTTTCGGGGAAGAATGCCGGACTGACACCAACCATTAACTGATTGAGAGGTAGCGCCGACTCTACGACCTAACTCAGATTGGGTGATCCCAGTCTCATTAAGCACTCTTTGTAAACGCTCTCCAAAGTTCATTTTTCGTTCTCGCACAATTACATGGTTTCATTATACAGATTTTTTCTGTAGTCATGGTTATCGAAATAATTTGACAGTATCGATTAAATTTGAATAATTGGTTGTATCTTCACTCAATGAGACCGACCAATGAAAGCAACTGTTCAACGCAAAATCCTTTCCGTGTGTAGCCAGGCTGAGTTGGGGCGTCGGCTTGGTCGCCGTGCTCAGACCGTTAACGGCTGGTTTAAAAACAAAGTTCCCGGCGAACTTGTAGTTCGAGTGGCAAGAGCTATTGATTGGAAAGTCACCCCACACGAACTGCGCCCTGATCTCTACCCAAACCCAACCGATGGCTTACCAAGCCAAGAGGCGTCAGCCAAATAACCATAGAGGATATTGACCCATGGAGAACGCAATTGCACGAAAGTTAGACCCACCAGAAATCAACCCGGTTGAGATAGAGAGCGTCCTGCTCAACCGGCTTGCATCAGTAGGGCAGAAATCATACGCCGAGCATATGGGCATCAGCGAGTCGACAGTCAGCAGGCGTAAAGCTGAGGGATATTTCTGCAACATGGCGAAAGAGCTGGCGTTTCTTGGGATTCAGGCCGCGCCACCGGAGGCGGTACTGGTATCCAGAAACTATCTCACAGCTGTAGAGATTCTCGCTGATGCCGGGCTAAAGGCTGAACGAGCCAGGCCGGATGCGCTGGGGTGGGACTGAAAATGGCAGCAACCAAAAAGGCGAAAGCCGCGGTGCTCGAACACCAACGGCTTTCTGGTGCAATTCATTGCGAATTCATTGCGGGGAAATTATGTCAGTAACCAGTATCGAGGTAAACATCCAGCCAACCCACAAATGCTCTTTTTGCGGAAAGACGAATATTGAAGTGGCTGGCGTTTCTATCTGCCAGAAATGCGTCTTTCAGTGCGTTGATATTGTCTTTAAATACGCAGAAAAGACGAACTCTCCAACGTATTAAATTCAGGGGTATCTATGCAAAGTTCACCATGTGGCTTAAGGCTTCTCTCCAGTAGCGCATTCGTATGCCTTAGTGAGGGCGTCGATCAGGCGAGGAACTTCCCCTACGTGCATCTCAATTTCTCGGCAGATATTCAATTCTTCCGAATTAACACCAGGGCAGTGATTGATAGAAATTGTAAGCGAATTGTCATGCTCATCGTATCTGACAGAAATTTCAGGTCTGTGCGGTGTTGCTATGAATTTGTTCATTTTAACTCCATGGTCTGTAGGTATTTTATGGCTGCTTTACCTTACATGCAATTGTACATAGCTGATTATCTGGCAGATACCATGCATCTGTCTACAGAGGAGCATGGGGCTTATTTGCTGTTGATGTTTAACTACTGGCAAACGGGGAGAGCTATTCCGAAAAGTCGTTTAGCAAAAATTGCACGACTTGATAACGAGCGTTGGATTCCCGTTGAAGAGTCGTTAAGTGAGTTTTTTATCGACAATGGTGAAGAATGGATACATGAACGTATTGAACAGGATTTGGCATCTGTTCATGCGAAGCTGGAACAACGTTCTGCCGCAGGAAAGGCCTCAGTAGCAAAGAGAAAAGCCAATAAAACAATGAAAGTTGAACGAGAAAGCAACGTGTGTTCAACGCTCGTTGAAAGTTCGTTAGAGCGGAATGCTAACGGAAACTCAACTAATAAAGATAAGAATAAGAATAAAGATCTAAAAGAATTAAAAGATCCCCCTAAATCCCCCACGGGGGGAGATAGAAATAATTTTAATCCGCTTTCGATTGAATTACCGGAATGGCTATCCCCGACTCTTTGGGCGGAGTGGGTGGGTTATCGCAAACAACTTGGTAAGCCAATTAAAACCCTGCAAGGGGCCAACGGCTCGATTAATAAACTCGCAGCATACAGGACGCAGGGGCATAGCCCTGAGTTCGTGGTGAAACTGACCATGGAAAATGAGTGGAGGGGGCTACTTGTTCCTGAGGAAACTGCGAGCAAAAAGCGTCGTGACGTAAACGAAATATCTCAACCTGATAATTCGATCCCTACCGGATTCAGGGGGTAACGATGAAAAACGTAATCGGTACTGGCAGTGCGCTTGATCGCCTGAAAAGAATTATCCCAGCCAGTGTGCAGCCGAAATTCTTGACTGCTGATGAGTGGCGGGCATGGCAGGAAGCAGAAGGGCGTAAACGCAGTGAAGAGCTTGACAGGTTAAACCAGAAATCCCGCACCGAGAAGATTTTCGGGCGATCTGGCATTCAGGAGCTCCATCGTAGTTGTACGTTTGCCAACTACGAAGTAAGCGGGGAGGGGCAGCGAAAAGCGTACACGATGGCAAAAAGTTATGCCCAGAACTTCGGCAGCGGATTTGCGAGCTTTGTGTTCAGCGGTGGTCCGGGAACCGGGAAAAACCATCTTGCGGCGGCAATCGGAAATCATCTGCTGGCCGGCGGTCATAGCGTTCTGGTGGTAACCATTCCTGACCTGATGCTCAGGGTTCGTGAGTGCTACGACGGTGGGCAATCAGAAGCGTCCCTGCTTGATGACCTTTGCAAAGTTGACCTGCTGGTACTGGATGAAGTCGGTATTCAGCGCGGGAGCAGTGGTGAGAAGGTCATTCTCAATCAGGTTATCGATCGCCGTCTCTCATCGATGCGACCTGTTGGCGTTCTGACAAATCTTAACCACGAGGGGCTGTTGGATTCACTGGGCGCGAGGGTTATCGATCGCCTCCAGATGGACGGAGGGATGTGGGTGAATTTTGACTGGGGAAGCTACCGGAAAAACGTTAGCCACCTCCGGATCGTGAAATAAGGGGTTAAAAATGGCCCGACCTAAAACATACAGCGAACGGATGATTATTCTTGAGCGGATTATCGGTCTGGTGAAAGAGCAGGGGCGCATCACGACGAACGACGTCGTTGCGATTTTTGGCGTGCACCGAACCACGGCGGAGAAATATCTGCGTATCGCGCTGGAGCGAGGCGGCTTCATTCGTCATGGCCGCTGCGGCATTTTCCGAGACCAGCGTGCGGTGATTGATTATGACCTCAGGCGATACAGCAGTAGTCAGGTAACGGGATTTTCAGCGCTGCCGGTGCTGGAGAAAAGCCCGGTAATGCAGGTTTATGGAGCATCCAAAATGAGCATCAACAAGGAGACAGCCCAATGAGCAACATCGATAAACAGGCAGTAACAGCAAAAACAAAAGAACTGGCATCCCTCATGGTTGAGCGATTCAGTATGAATCCTGTCAGCTGCAAATTGCTGAATGAGGCATGGGGAAAAGAATTCCCTGACGAAGTGGCTATCGCTGAGCGAATGCTGGCGCTGCTGGATGAACTGGAGTATTACAAATCACGCGAAGAGCGAGTTACAAAGCTGGTTATGGATAACTCGACAAGCTGGGATGCTCTCTACAAGAAACTGGAAGCCGCAGAGAAGCGCATAGCAGAACAAAGCGCGATTGTAGCTGCTGCTGAAAAACTGGTCCGCTGCAAAGGTCGTTATCACAGCGAACTGAATTACCGGGCGCTTGCAAAACTGTTTGGTGTCGTTACGCCAGATTTACCACCACTTGAGCATGAAAACGTTCATTACGCAGATGCTGCTGAGGTGGAAATTACAGCGTTACGCCAGCGCATAGCAGAACTGGAGGCGCGGAAGGTCAACCTGTCAAAACTCAGCGTTGGAGAAGTCATGTACGTGAGCGGATTCAGCCGGGATTATGCCGAGGGTTGGTGTGCTGGTAATGACAATGCGATACACGAAATACGCACCGCTGGCATCAAGGTTAAGGGGGGGTGATGATTCACTATCATGGCGGCCCTATTACCCCTGATACGTGTGCTATGAAGGCATGGAAAGGACGCCATGCGTTTATCAGTTTCGCGCATTCCGGACAAATTAACCTCGCGGCTGAATACTGCCAGTCATTCGCGCTGGACAACGGCGCATTCACTGCATGGAAAGCAGCCGGTAAAAACAAAATCGACTGGAGTGATTATTACGAATTTGTGGCGCGCTGGAAAAATCACCCTGGATTCGATTTTGCCATCATCCCGGACGTCATCGACGGCGGCGAGGATGAGAACGAAGCTCTTCTGGATGAATGGCCGCACGGGGAATTTTTTGGTGTCCCAGTATGGCATATGAACGAGAGTGACGAGCGGTTTATCAGGTTGTGTAACGAATATCCGCGTGTAGCGATAGGAAGTTGTGGAGACTATGACGTTAAGCGCCCAAACCTTGCTGTTGCCAGAATGAAAGACCTGATTCGCCACATTATTGACGTTCATGGAATGCCGGTCACGAAGTTGCATGGATTGAGGATGTTGAACCCGCTAATTTTCACAAAGCTACCATTAGCCAGCGCGGACAGCACGAACGTCGCCCGTAACATCGGAATAGACAAAGCATGGTCTGGTGCTTACGCGCCAGCTTCAAAGGAAACCCGCGCCGCATTAATGGTTGAGCGCATTGAATCGTATAACAGCCCCGGTTCTCTCGCGTATTGCGAAAAGCGTGACCGGTTTGACATGCAACTGCAATTGGCAGTTTAAGGACTAACCCATGACCACTATTACCAAAGAACAGGCTCAGAAAATTATTGATGCTGCCGACGAGGTTATCACTGCACTGGCTGGCACAAATGAGGATGTTCACCCTGAAAGCGACAACATGCTCCGCCTGTGGGATGACCTGAATGACCGTTACGCACCGCCTGAAGTTGTGCGTGAGCTGGCGCGTATCGCGCTGGTATCGCTGGACGCTGATAAACAAGAATTAAAAATCGCTGAGCTTATTAATAAATTCTACGAGCGCTACCCGCTTGCATCATTCAATAAAGATACAGATAGAGCCGAGGCGTTAGGTTATTTCCTGGCTGGCGCTGAATTGCAGTGTTTTGGTGAGTTCATTAAATACGAGGAATTGTTCGGAGATGAATAACAAACTACCAGAGTGGCGCAAGACGCTGAATAAGTCCGTAGAAAACTATCAATCTATGCGGGCTTGGTATGAAGAAAACCCGGATAACCCATCAGCCGAGCAGGATATGGACGCTGCGGCGGGCGAGATTGAAAAGTTGATAAAACAGTATGGGGTGCTCATTGTCTTGAATCTGCTGGATGAGATAGACGAGCTACAGGAACGCCGCAAGGCTGATAGTGCAGAACCGATTGGTTGGACGGATGCAGAAGAACTGCGTTCAGTTGAAAAGGACGGCTGCGGCTACTTGTTTAAAGCTAACCCCATCTCACCGAATGCTGACCCTCGGCGCGTGATTAAATTATACCGCCACGCCCCGCCAGCGCCGGTAGTGCCTGAAAAAATGAACTTTTCCACCGCATGCAACTTTGTGCAAATCAACGGAATGGCGAAGGAGGACCGGGCAACTCTTGCAATGAGAGCATGGAACGCCTGTCGCGCCGCCATGCTCAATGGAGGTAAATCGTGAAAGAGAATCAAATCCGGGAACTGGTAAACGATCTGCGTGATATTGCTGTTGAGTATCACGGCACACAGCAGCTACGTGAACGAATTGCACGCACAGTTCGCGCCGCCTGGCATCATGAATTAGAAAAACCAAACCAACCTGTAAGCCAAACTTACGAGTTGCCACAAACGCAGTTTGAACAGGTTGCTGACCTCTACGAAATGCAATTTGATGATGGGCGCACCTGCGCATTCCACACAGATGGTACAAAGGCTGCTCAGTGGTTGCTCGCATGCGATGGTAATAAGGTGCAGGAATACGTCAGGATTGAGCGCTATCAGGAGGCTGTAATTGGCAACTCTCCGGTGCAAAGTCCAATCGATCACGGTTATCGACCAGAGTGCGAATGCTCAGGGTGCAAGGCTACAGCCAGAATATGCGCTGAACTGAACAACGAAGAAGCAGAAATTTTTGCCGATGGTTATAACGCTGCCATGCAGTCGTTCGGTAATTCCGAACAACTTAACTCTCCGGTAACTCCGGATGGCTGGATAAGCTGTAGCGAGCGGATGCCGGATAGCAAAACAGGAGTTCTTGTTGCTCGAGAGTTTGGTAGGAAAGGTGACTGGAGAATGAAATGGGGAACCTACGTACCAGGGCATCCAGACGCGCAGGATGGATGGATTATACCAGGTGCATCTTGGTTACCAACCCACTGGATGCCACTGCCAGAGCCACCGCAGCATTAGTACAAAATAAAAAAATACGAATCAGTGATTTGTAATCAACATTTCTTAGGTTTGTAGATATGCGAATAATAACCAGGAAGAAACCTGCGTTCACTGATCTGTACCAGACTGGAGTTCTGACGCGCATAGCCGCCGTTAAGACTGACACTGGCGGCTGGCGCCTGTTTGGAGTATGGCGCGATCAGGATGTTGCGGTGTTTGTAGAAGCGGCGCGTGGCGGTATCCGGGAATGGTCCGGCTTGAATTATCTTGCGGAATTTGTGTTCAGTTGTGGCATTAGCCTCTGGGAGGTTCACAACAAGACAGAAAGGAAAACTCCGGCATGAAGTGTTGCGTCATAACCCGCTGCGGCGGGTTTTTCCGCCTGAAATCTGATATGAAACAACAGGCTAGCTTTTGCAAAAAGTGCTATTCACCTCTTGAATGTTATTTCTAACAGGTGTACTGTGTTTATATACAGTAGTTAAATGTAGAGGGAATTATGAGAATTGAACTTGTTATCAGCCGGACAAAACAGCTTCCGGAAGGTGCCGTTCCTGCGCTTGAAAAAGAATTAATTACCCGTCTCCAGAATCAGTATGAAAACTGCAACTTAACCATCCGTCGAGGCAGTCAGGATGGTCTGAGTATCGTCGGTGCTGCTGATGGCGATAAAAAACGTATACAGAGCATTCTGCAGGAAACGTGGGAAAGCGCTGACGACTGGTTTTATGCATATTAAGCATCGTGGAGTCGCAGACGTTTCCAGAAATAAAGTCAGTGTGACGGGGGGGTACATGTTAGAAGACTTACCAGAATCAGGGTATGCGGTTATACGTTGTTACGATCATTGTGTAGTGGCAAGGTTCGGTAGTATTCCGGATAGCGGACGCGCCCTGATGTATCGTCGTGGTGACGAGATATCTTTTGTTCCCCTTCACCCTGATGACATAGTTGGAACTCCAACATTATTTACGCAAATGTTAGAAAAGGCAGGCTATCGAATTACCCGTTGCTTTGATACACTTCAAATGTAGGCCTGAACAACCTGCACCTGCTGCGCCACGGAGAACACCATGGCGCACGAATTGCAACTCATCAAGCAGTCATCTGGAATTCTGATCCCCGCAACGCCGGAGACCAGCGATATTCTGCAATCAAAAATTAAACTCGGCGCCGTGCTGGTGGCTGAGTTTCGTCAGGTGAGGAATCCTGCATTCCATCGCCGCTTTTTCGCGTTGCTTAATCTCGGATTTGAATACTGGGAACCCACCGGCGGCGCCATTTCTGCCAACGAGCGCAAACTGGTAAACGGTTATGCAAAGTTTCTTGCTGCATATGGCGGGAATGAGGGCGCATTACTGGATGCGGCTGAACAGTATCTGGAACAGATTGCAAACCGCCGGGTAACAAACGGAATTAGCCTCTGTAAATCTTTCGATGCATACCGCGCATGGGTGACGGTTGAGGCTGGTCACTATGACGCCATCCAGCTACCGGACGGCACCCTCCGCAAACATCCCCGCAGCATTGCTTTTTCCAGCATGGATGAGGTCGAATTTCAGCAGTTGTATAAATCCGCGCTTGATGTGCTCTGGCGGTGGATTTTATCACGTACATTCCGTACTCAGTGCGAGGCCGAGAACGCCGCCGCCCAGCTAATGAGCTTTGCGGGGTGATGGCGATGAAATACTCCTGGTTCCATCATCACGACTGCACAACCGAGCAGGCCGATGAGCTGATGGCTCGGTATCGGGCGCGCGGTGTCAAAACTGAGCGTAGCCTCAATCCGGATTACACCACCTGGACAGTTAGCGCGTTTCTCCCTACCTCCAGCAAACCGGCCAGGCCGGATAACCGCTGGCGTAACCGGGTCTGGGGGTGAACATGGCTAAATTACCGCGCCGTAAGTGCAAAGTTTGCCGGGAATGGTTTCATCCTGCTTACAGCAACGTTGTCTGGTGCTGTCCTGAACATGGCGCTATCTATGCTCTGAAGCTGCGTGCCAAAGAAAAGATTAAAGCCGCAGCCAGGCGTATCAAAGAGAAACACCAGGCGGATAAAGCCGAACGCCAGCGCCGCCAGGCTAAGCGTGAGTCGTTCAAAACTAAAGCTCAGTGGGATAAAGAGGCGCAGGCCGCCTTTAACCGTTACATCAGGATACGGGATGAAGGTAAACCCTGCATTAGCTGCGATGCGCCGCTGGTTGGTAAAAGCAATTTTCTGACCGGAAGCGCCATCGATGCAAGCCATTACCGCTCGCGCGGTGCCGCCTCACATCTCAAATTCAACGTATTCAACGTTCATTCAGCCTGCACGCGCTGCAACCGGCAGTTAAGCGGGAATGCGGTCGAATACCGAATCCGCCTCATCAGGCGTATAGGCCTCGAAAGGGTGGAGCGTCTTGAATCAGACAATGCGCCACGCCGTTTCGATATCCCGTACCTGAAACGCATCAAATCCATATTCACCCGTAAAGCCCGGGCGCTGGAGAAGCGCCGCGCACGTCGACAGGATAATGCAGCATGAAACCAGAACTGATCGACATACTCCGTATGCGCTGGTTGCGTCTCCGAATTTATCGATACCGGGGATCTTTTCCGGTGGCATACCGCATTCTTCGTAATTACGTCCGCATTGAAGCAAAACGGGAGCATCGAAATGAAGCTTGAGTCTTTACCTAAATATTTTTCACCTAAATCTATGATGCCCGGCGCAGTACCATGCGGAATAGCGTCTGATACGCTGACTATTACTGACGTAATGGCATCCCTCGGGCTACTTACTGCAAAAGCCGCAGTGGGTATTGAATTGTATCTGGCAAAAGCCGGAGTTTTATCTTCTGAAAATATCATCGCCTACATCGGGCAATTAGCAGAGCAGCGTGCAGAACGGCATGGAGCATTACGGAAAATGGAAGAGAGTAAGCGCTCAAAATTTCTCGACACTATGGCGCGTTATGTATTTCGCGATTATTCCCTCAGTGCGGCCAGCCTGGTGACGTGCAGTAGTTGTCATGGTGCTAAATTAATTGATGCTGAGGTTTTCACGAACAAGGTTACTTACCCGGATGGTAAGCCACCAAAATGGGTAAAAGATACGAAAGGTATTTCTCCGTCCGACTGGGAGGTGTGGAAATCAGTTCGTGAGCAGGTGCGCGTAGTGTGTAAGGCGTGTGATGGCAAAGGCCATGTGAAAAATGAATGTCGTTGCCGGGGGCGCGGAGAAATTCTCGATAAGAAAAAATCTGAGTTGCAGGGCGTGCCGGTTTATAAAAAATGCCCAAGATGCAAGGGAAGAGGCTACCCACGTCTCAAAGATACCGAGATTTTTAAAGCACTAGGAGTAACGGAAATGGTATGGCGGTACAACTATAAACTGTTTTTCGATCGGCTGGTAGAGCATTGCCATATTGAGGAATCGTATGCAGAAAAGGTTCTGGGAAACGTGACTCGATGACCAAAATAATTTAGCTATTGCAAAATTAACGGAAAATGGCTAACCTGATTCCAACGATGGGTTATTACGCCTGTGACGTTACAAGAATTAAGAACCTCGCCTCGGCGGGGTTTTCTTTTATGGATTCCCGACGCCAATAAGACAAAGTGCGGGGAGTGATGCGGAGTCTACATGTTCCAGCCGACCGCAAAGCTCACACAGGCAGGACCACAATCTGATACCGCGATAGCTTTTGCTGATCGCGCCGGAGCGGTAACCGGCAACAATTCAAGCCTCGCCATCGTGCGGGGCTTTTCTGTTTGTGCCGTCCGGAATAATCCCTCTGAGTTTTGTCGTTAATCCACCGGGCGGCATTCCTACTTCACACTGCGCCATCCGAGCCATCGGGGGTGAGGCTTATGAAAATGCACAACGATCCCCAATCCTGGCAGGGCTGGCTGGAGCTATTCCAGAGCTGGTGGCGAGGAGATACGCCGCTGGGCGCTGTTCTGATGTCGTTATTTATGGCCGGTCTGCGTATTGCCTATTTTGGCGGTAACGGTGGCTGGAAGAAAAAGACACTCGAAATCCTGCTTTGCGGCGCCCTGACGTTGACCTTCTCATCTGCGCTGGAATATTTCGGCTGGCCCAAGTCCCTGTCTGTTGCAATTGGTGGCGGTGTTGGTCTTATCGGCGTGGATGCTATCCGCGGCTTCGCAATGAAGTTTATCAGTGGTCGTATCGGTGGGGATAATAACAAGGTTTAATCATGAACGAGTCTCAATTTCAGCAGGCGGCTGGTATCAGCGCCGAACTGGCTGCGCGCTGGTATCCACATATTACGGCGGCAATGAGCGAATTCGGTATTACTGCTCCACTGGATCAGGCCATGTTCATTGCTCAGGCGGGACATGAAAGCGCTGGTTTTACAAGGCTGGTGGAGAGCTTCAACTACAGTATCGCCGGGCTGACCGGATTCATCCGCGCCGGGAGAATCACTCCAGATCAGGCCAGTACTCTTGGGCGAAAAGCCTGTGAGAAGGCGCTTCCGCTCGAGCGACAGCGTGCAATAGCTAATCTGGTATACAGCAAGCGAATGGGTAACAATGGGCCTGGCGACGGCTGGAACTACCGCGGGCGTGGACTTATCCAGATCACAGGTCTGAACAACTACCGTGATTGCGGTAACGGGATCAAAACTGAGCTCGTTGCCCATCCGGATCTACTGGCACAGGATACGTATGCTGCCCGTAGTGCAGCGTGGTTCTTCGCGACTAAAGGGTGTCTGAAATATTCCGGCGACATGGTACGCGTTACACAGATAATCAACGGAGGGCAGAACGGCATCGGAGATCGGCGAGAGCGCTTTGAAAAAGCAAAATCGGTGCTGGTATGAATCTGTTACCTGTATTACTTAAAAAATACTGGTTGCAACTCTCAGTGACTTTGCTGATTGCTGCACTTGCATGGGCAACAGAGCATTACCGCAATAACGCTATCACTTAC